GTTGTGAATCATGTAAAAGTAAGAGAGCACAAAAAGAAACTGCTACTCCTATGCGCACAATGAAACTTATTAATAAGATTAAAAAATCTGGTGTTGTTAAACAGGGGTCAATGGCTAAAGAAGATACCAAGCGTGAAAAGGAATTAGATCGTTATAAAATGATGAGAAAAAATGCTCGTGGATCTATGAAAAAAGCCGCGCAGTCTGGTAGTCATAGCGATATGGTAAAAGCAATGAATACTGCTAGACATGCGTCTAGGTCAATTAGTAAAATTAATAAAATGAAAACTCAGAAAGAAGATCTAAATGTAAGTGATGGCATTGGATCTTGGATTAAAGATTTTAAAAAATCAGATGCACCACAATTTGCTGGTAAATCAGATAAGAAAAGAAGAACTATGGCGGTTGCTGCATATTTAAATGCAAAAAGAAAAACAAATGAAGCCCGTGGTGAAGATGCAAAAGGTCATAAAAGAGCAACTGAAAAAGGCGCTGGATTAACACAAAAAGGCAGAGATTATTATAATAGAAAAACTGGTGGTAACTTACAAGCACCTGTAACAGGTTCAGTAAAACGTGGTAGTAAAGCTGCTAAGAGAAGAAAATCATTTTGTGCTAGAATGAGTGGTATGCCCGGACCAATGAAAGATGATAAGGGTCGTCCTACTCGTAAAGCAATGTCTCTAAGAAGGTGGAAATGCTAATGGCTGATACAGACGCACGTTTAGATCGTATTGAGGAAAAGCTTGATAAGCTTAGCGACGTTGTCGTATCTATAGCTCGATTCGAAGAAAAAATGGATGCATACAATGAGTATCGTGAAAGATCATGGGAACGTATGAATAAGTTTTCAGAAAAACTAGATGCCATAGAGAAGAAGGTTGAAGATAATTGTCGTACAGTTCAAACGATAAATAAATTATTTTGGATAGCTATTGTTTCAGCAGTCGGTGCAATAGCAGCAAATGTTCTAATGTAGAAACGGAGAAAACCATGAGAGAATGGGTAAAAGAACTTTTAGAAAAAAAGAAAAAGATGGATCCGGTTGATAAAGATGAGTTAAAAGGCACTCATGCTGATCGCAAAGATGGTGACATCGATAATGACGGTGATGAAGATGAATCTGACAAGTATCTTCATAATCGTCGTAAAACAATTAAAAAATCTATGAGCAAAGATGAAGGATATGTATCCAATGCTCAAAGAAAAGCTGTCTGGGCAACTCGCAAAGATGGTGGTAAAGGACATCCTGATGCCAAAAAAGAAAGTGTTGAAGAAAAGAATTTAACACCTAAACAAATTAAACGTGCTCTTGCAAGTATCAAGCCGTCTAAGAAAAAACCAACGCTTCCTCAAGCACCTTGGGATAAAAAGAAAAATGAAGCATATAATGAACCTCAAGGTCAAGCGAAAAGAATGATGTCTCCATTACAAAAAATGAGAATGGATAAAGAAAAAGCTGATCGTGATCGTGATGGTAAGCTTAAGCCAGGCGCAGTTAAAAAAGAAGCTACATCAGTTGATGAAATTTCAAGAACAAAATTGTCTAAATATGCTAGCGCAGCTAAGCAAGACATTGAAAGAAAAAGAAATAAAGTCAAAGCAGCATTAGATCAGCCAGCAAGTGTTAAGCATGCAAAAGCAGGGCTTAAAGCAATGTCAGGCTTAACTAAAAGATCAAGAGGATCTGATATGTATGTAAATAAAATGACTGGTCGTTCAAAAGTTAAACCAACTAATGAAGCGGCGGTTGATGAAGTTTCAAAGGGAATGGTTGGTAGATATTTGAAAAAAGTACCAGCTTCTGCTGCACATGCAGGAGATCGTGCTGGAACTGGTGGAATGGGTCAAGCAGGTGCTTCAGCTGATGTCAAAAAAGGCTATGAAAAACAACGTAAAAAAGGCATTGCTCAATTTGTGAGACGCCAGAAAGGCACAAATATGGCCGTTAATAAACTTACAGGTAAAGCAAAGGTTCCAGCTAGAGAAGCATATGAAAATATTCCTGCTGCTGATAAGAATCGTAAAGGATATCAAGATCCTATGGGTAAGGGCTTGGCACCAAATGCAAAAGCTCAAGCAGCAAAGAAAATGCCAACTCCTGAGCCAATTGATGAACCAAAAGTTGATGCGAAAAACTTTAAAGATTTCCGTAAAGGCTTAAAAGCATCACCAAAAAGAAAAGGTGATAATCCAGCAGGAGATAAGGCTCCTGTAAAATAAATGAAAATACTTGATAATGTAACTGATGAAAATTTTCAGTTCTTTGCAGCAAGGCATTATTATAATCCTCGCTGTATTGATATAGAAGAATTTCACGAAGATTTGAATAGATTTAAGTATGTTAAAAGGCTGGTGAATAAGTACCTAGAAACAGGAAAATTATCAGAACGATTAATACTAAATCATTTGATTGTTATATTCAATGCTTTTGATATAGAACCTTCTTTGAAAATGTTAGATTATAAATTGGATAAGAAACAATGGGAAGTTATTAAACCTTTTCTAGTATTCTTAAAACATATTAAAAATAATCAATATGTGAATGTGGAAATGGATAAGAAGGTGATTGAAGCTTTAAGGAAAATTTAATGGGAATAGTTAAAAGAGCTGCCGACCTTGCATTTACGTTTAGATTTCTTCGCATGCTTGTCATGGATTGGAAGAAGTGGGATGCGTATAAGCTAGGTATTATTGATGAAAATGGAAAAAGAAAAAAAGAAGTCAAGCTTGATACAAATGAGAAAAAGTCTGCTTTTACTCCGTTCATAAGACTTGCCGCAAATGTAAAAAGAACAGTTGGCTTTAATAAATTAACATCGATCGCAGCAGCTCTCTATCTTATTAAAGAGCATAATCAACTAAGTGATAAAGACATTGATAAAATACTAGATGGACTCGATATAGATCCAACAGATCTTATTAAAGAACAAAATGAATGGTTTGTATTAGAAGATAATAGATTATCACCAGGAATTTATAAAGTAAAGTACCCTAAAGTTATAAATACTACATATGAGGAGGTAGTCTCTGCTAAAGATAAGATTAAGGTAGACAACACCGCTTATCCTATAGGTCAGATCTACGGTTTAGATATTTACGAAGCAGTCCACCTTCTCTCAAATCAAAAGGTGTATATTACACCAGGAGAACTAATAAAATGAGTTTATGGGATAACATTCGAAAACGAAGAGCGGCGGGTAAGCCTAAATTAAAACCAGGTGATAAAAATTATCCAAAAACCTTGAATATTGAAGAAGTTCCAGGTGGTGCTAACACTGCATCAATTCCTAATCCAGCTACTACCTCTCAAGGACAGATTGCTGTTGACCGTAGAAGAAGAAAAGACAAGCATCCTAAACTCTTAAAGAGATTTAGAAGGTATGTAGAGGATGGCAAGTAAAATTTCAGAAAATACTGAAGTTGCTTTACCACTTAGAAATATTTTATCTTTAGTTGTAGGAGCAAGTATTGCCACGTGGGCATACTTTGGTATTGTAGAACGATTAAATAATATTGAAACATCACAAACCATGATGCATAATGATGTACAGATGAATACTGAGTTTCGTATTAAATGGCCTCGTGGTGAAATGGGAAGTTTACCAGCAGATAGCGAACAATTTATGCTAATAGAACATCTTGCTGGTGAATTAGATAAATTAACAAATGAAATAGAAAGTGGGCAAGCTCCGTTTGATCAACAACAACAATTAACTCTAAACTTTTATAAAGATCGAATTGAACAATTAGAAAAAGCTCATGAAAAAATTCGTAATGATATAATGGATTTAGTTCATGATTTAAATGGAATAAAACGTGTAAATGGGGGTCACTAATGATAGAGACTTTATTTGTTTTATTTCTTTATATGAACAACAAAGTGATAGAGTATACACCAAAGGACAGCTTAGTTGATTGTTTAGGAACTAAGCGCCAAATTGAACGAAATCTTGGTGATAGTAGCAGATATTCTTGTGAGAAGCATACTGTTAAAACTATGGAAAAGACAAATGGCAAGAAAGAAATATTAGAATTTATTGAGGATTGATATGGCTAGACTTTATTTAATATTACTAATTTTAGGATTAATGTCTTCTATTGGATATGCTGGATATTCTTATTATATGTGGTCACAAGAAACAATTGGAACACTAAGAGAAAATAACGTGAAATTAAAATCTGCTGCAGAAACTTTACAAGTGACAGTAGATAAAATGGCAGAAGATGCACAAAGAAATGAAGAATTAAATCGTAATTTAACTAAACAATTACAAAAATCACAAGAGCACCTTGATAAACTCAGAGGTGTATTTGCAGAAATTGACTTGACTATGGAGGCATTAACAAATGCACAAGGACTCGAAGACAGGGTTAATGCAGCAGTTGAAAAGCTCATTAACAGAATACAAAATGAAACTACTCCTCCTTCTGACGATCCCATTCCTACTGACAGCGTGCGGAATGAGGACACCGGAACCGGAAGTAGTGGTCCAAACTGAATATCAAGAACAACTTGTTCCTATTCAAGAAAGACCTAAAGCAGTAACTATGCCATCAGTTGATTGGTTTGTTATTACTGAAGAAAACCTAGAAGAAAAGCTAGCTGAAATCGATACTAAGACAGGCGATGTAGTTTTATTTGCTATAACTCCTAAAGGATACGAAAACCTAGCTCTTGGTATAGGTGACTTACGTAGATATATAAAGGATCAACAGGCTATCATAGGTTACTATGAAGAAGCTTTAACCTCAGAAAAATAAATCAATAAAAATTAAAAAAATATGGGAATATACCATATATGGTATATGTACAAACTCGTGTTTTAATATATAATACTATCAAGAAAACAATCCTACTTATGCAGCATGCCATCCAGGTGTGCTTGATCTTTTTTACGCAAAGGAAAAACTCATGTTAAAAATAGTTCCAAACAATTCAGAAGTTAATACCCGTCAACTTCTGTCTCAGACTAAATTTTATGAAGGGTACTCTCGTTGGAGTGAAGAATTAAATCGTTATGAAACTTGGGAAGAAGCTGTGACTCGTGTCATGGATATGCATAGAGAGTATTATTCAGAAAAAATGTCACCGGAACTAGAACAACTTATAGATGAAGCAGAGTCCTTATATAAACTACAATACGCTTTAGGTGCTCAGAGAGCGCTCCAGTTTGGCGGTGAACAGCTCAAGAAGCATCAAATGCGGATGTACAATTGCACGTCTAGTTACGCAGATAGAGCAGAATTTTTTGGTGAATTGTTTTACATCCTCTTGTGTGGTGCTGGTGCTGGATTTTCTGTTCAAAAGCATCATGTAGATAAAATGCCAGATATTACAGAACGTAAAAAACAGGCAAAGGGTTTTGTTGTTGAGGATTCAATTGAAGGTTGGGCTGATTCTTTATCAGTTCTTATGTCTTCTTATTTTGTTGGCGGTGGAACTCATCCAGATTTTGAAGGACGTAAAATTTATTTTGACTTACAAAATGTAAGACCGAAAGGCGCAAAGATTTCAGGTGGATTCAAAGCCCCTGGACCAGAACCACTTCGTCGTGCTCTCGATAAAATTGAACATATGTTACAAGGTGTTGTTTTATCTGGTCGTAAAAGGCTTAAGCCAATTGAAGTATATGATATCGCAATGCACGCCGCAGACGCAGTTTTAGCAGGTGGTGTACGTAGGTCTGCTACTATTTGCTTATTTTCACCAGACGATGAGGAGATGATGAATGCAAAAACAGGAAATTGGTTCAACGATAACCCTCAACGGGGCAGAAGCAATAATTCAGCTGTTATCGTCAGATCCGAAATTACTAAAGAAGATTTTAAAAAAATCATGGAACCAATCAAACAATTTGGAGAACCAGGATTTTACTTTGTCGAAGACAGAGATTTCACGACTAATCCGTGTGTTGAGATTGGTATGTATCCGCAAATTGATGGAGAATCAGGTTGGCAAGGATGTAACTTAACTGAAATCAACGGTGGGAAATGTACAACTGAAAAAGAATTTTATAAAGCATGTCGTGCTGCTTCAATTATGGGTACACTTCAAGCAGGATACACTGATTTTAAATATATAGGGGAAATTTCCAAAAAGATCTATGAAAGAGAAGCACTATTAGGTGTTTCAATTACAGGTTGGATGAATAATCCAGATGTTTTATTAAATGAAACTATTCAAGAAAAGGGTGCTGAAATTGTCAAACAAGTCAACCGAGAAGTTGCAGGACTTATTGGAATCAATCCAGCGGCTAGAACAACGTGTGTCAAGCCATCAGGAAACGCTTCGGTTTTATTGCAAACTGCTAGTGGTATTCACGCTGAGCATTCCCCTCGTTATTTACGCCATATACAACTAAATAAGGAGACTGAAGTTGCTCAGCTTATTGCTTCTGAAAACCCTTACATGGTTGAGGAGTCGGTATGGTCTAGCAATAACACTGATTATTGTATTGCTTTTCCTGTTATTTCCCCTCAAAACTCTCTCTATAGAGAAGACCTGTATGGAACCGAATTGCTCGAAAAAGTCAAGCTCGTTCAATCCAGCTGGGTTGAAAGTGGTACCAATAAAGAGCTGTGTGCTGATGAAAGAATCAGGCACAATGTGTCAAACACCGTTACAGTGATGCCACATATGTGGTCACAAATTGAAGATTATGTATATGAAAATCGTAATTATTTTGCAGGTATTAGTTTCTTAGCTGGTTCCGGTGATAAAGATTTTGCTCAAGCTCCTATGAGTGAAGTCATGACTGAAGATCAGATTGTTGATAAATACGGTAAAGCTGCATTGTTTGCATCTGGTCTGATTGTCGATACACGTAAATCAGGATTTAGAGATCTTTGGGATGCTACCTTTATAGCACAGCAACCTGAAGAATATAGAGGAGAAGTAAGCGACTTGAATAAAGAATGGATCCGCCGCTTTAATAAGTTTGCTGATAACTATTTTATGGGTGATACAAAGGAAACTGAGTATTGTCTAAAGGATGTTTTCCTTCTTCATAAATGGACTAAGATTCAACAGAATTATACTGCAGTGGATTTTGTAACACAACTAACAGAAAAAAGATTTACAGATATCGATACAATGGGTGCAATGGCGTGTCATGGTGGAGCGTGCGAAATTACTTTCTAGGAGCATAAGGGATTGAAACATTACTACATCGAGTGTCAATACTGTGAAGAAGAAACCACAGTTTCAACACTACAAGAAGAGCCAGATTTTTGTCCTATGTGTGGCACACAAGTAAATGCTGTTTATTTAGATCAAATGGATGATTCAAACGAGTAATAAAATGGAATTTAATTCAGTAGCTACTAATATACAAAACGCTATGATGATGCAAGGCATAAGTAAAAATATGCCTATGAATATTCCTAATAAAGCTCAATCTCTAAAAGGTGTAAGTGAAAATATGCCTTTTAACCATGAACATAAAAATACAGATCGTGAATATATTCGTGAAACATATTACAATTATAATGCTAAAGGTGAGCGAGTAATGATTAGACAAATAGGACATATGGTTGATATTACTGTACTATAAATAAACATATGTGGTATTATAATGAAAAAGAATTTGAACCAGCTGAATTTTCTTATGAAGATTTGGCTGGTTTTGTTTACATAATTACTGATTTAAATAACGGTAAAAAATATGTAGGAAAAAAATTATTTTGGGGAACAAGAAAATTAAAACCTCTTAAAGGAAAGACTCGTAAAAGAATAACAAAAATAGAGTCTGATTGGAGAGAATATTTCGGATCTAACGAAGAAGTAAAAATGTTAGTCGAAAATGAGGGACAAAAAAGATTTAAAAGGAACATCCTCCACCTATGTAAATCAAAAGGTGAAATGACTTATTTAGAAATGAAAGAACAAATTGATCGTGAAGTACTATTCCGTGATGATTATTATAATGAATTTATTGGAGGCAAAATTCATAGTAAACATTTAAAGGAATATAAAAATGTACGAATACAAAGCAAAAATTCTCCGAGTAGTTGATGGAGATACTGTAGACGTAGACATCGATTTAGGATTTGGAATTGTATTGACTGATGAAAGAGTTAGAATTATGGGTATCGATACACCTGAAACTAGAACAAGCGATAAGGTTGAAAAACTTTTTGGTTTAGCAGCAAAAGAAAGAGCAAAAGAACTTTTATCTAAAGGCGCAACTTTAAAAACCTTTGCAGCAAAAGATGGAGAGGATATGAAAGGAAAATTTGGTCGTATCCTTGGTGATTTTATTTTAAAAGATGATCGTATGTTCACTGAAGTTTTGATAGAAGAAGGGCATGCTGTAAAATATCATGGCCAGAACAAAGCAGAAATAGAAAAAAGTCATTTAGCTAATAGAAATAAATTAATGACTGAAGGTACAATAGATCCAGCGGAAGTTCAAAAAGTTTCAGAAAAATAAAAAAAATGGTTTACATTTGATAAGAACTATGGTAGAATGGTTACATAATGATAGGAGTAAACTATGATCTTAATAGATTATAATGGTATTGCCATCGGCAATGTAGTAGTACAAAAACTTGCAGCGGATGAGAATCTTATTCGACATATGATTCTAAATTCAATCCGTATGTATCGCCAAAAATTCTTAAAAGAATATGGTGAAGTTGTAATTATTGCCGATGGTACAAATAATTGGAGGAAAGAAGTATTTCCTCAATATAAAGCTAGTCGTAAAAAATCACGCGATGAGTCATCTATTGATTGGAATGAAGTGTTTCGTATTATCAATATGGTTCGTGATGAAATACGAGATAATTTTCCTTATAAAGTTATGCACCAACAAGGTTGTGAAGCCGATGATGTAATTGCTCAAATCGCATTACAAACTCAAGAGTTTGGCAAACATGAGCCTGTCATGATCGTTTCAGCCGATAAAGATTTTATTCAATTACAAAAACATAAGAACATTCGTCAGTTTTCCCCTATGACTAAAAAATATGTTTCTGATCCTAATCCTCATAAATATATGATGGAACATATTTTCCGCGGAGATGGTGGCGACGGAGTCCCTAATGTGCTCTCTGATGACAATGTTTTTGTAGAAGGACGTAGACAATCTCCTGTAACAAAGAAAAAGATTGAGCAATGGTTATCATCTGATAATTTACAAGCTGCTATGGGAGATGATATATATCGTAACTACCAACGTAATCAACGTATGATTGACTTAACTATGACACCTGATAATATTAAACAGGAAATTATTGAAACCTATGAAGGCCAAGATCCTTGGTCAAACAAAGGAAAAGTTTTTCCTTATTTAATTGCTAAACGCTGCAAATTACTTATGGAAAATGTTCAAGAATTTATATGATGATTATATATAAAATTAAGATGAATAGGAGTTTATAATGGTAATGCTAGTTCATGAAGTTCTTGACGAAGCTAGAAAAAAACGAAAAAAAGACGAACGAATTCAAGTGCTAAAAAATAATGAGTCATGGGCACTTAAAGATATTCTCAGAGGTTCAATGGATCCTACCATTGAATGGAATCTGCCAACAGGGGAGGATGTTCCTTACACCCCTAATCAACCGCATTCAGCACCAGGTAATCTATTACGTGAAAACACAAAGTTTAAGTTCTTTGTGAAAGGTGGACCTGGTGACAAAATGATGAAGGCAAAGCGAGAACAGATATTCATTGGGATTCTAGAAGGTATAGATCCTAATGATGCATTGTTAGTCATCGATATGATTAACAAAAAACCGCCTTCGGGCATAACTAAACAAGTAGTAGAGGAGGCTTTCCCTGGCTTACTTAAGGGTTAAAAACAATAAAAATAGAAACTCAAACTACTAAGGTCGCTGCGCTTCTGTGCTAGCGGCCTTATACACTTCAAAGGAGGACAAATGTCCAAGTTAGAAAGACTGCAACAAGATTCAAAAGAGCTGAAAAAATTTGTAGAAAAACTAACAAAGGAGGGTAATGATTCATTAGCATCTAAAGTTCTACTTAAAAAGAGATTTTTAGATAGACGGATCGATGAATTATATTCTACAGCATAAAAAGGTGTACATTTTTGAAATATTTGGTATAATAGATTAGGGAGCTTTAAGGTGGATGGATAAATAGTTATGTTATTCATCCATCTTTCGTTAAAATGAATTATTTACAATTTTATGGTTTACTTTTGGTTTCATATATGGTAAGATTTTATAATGGAGGTTACATATGAATATTTTTATCTTAGATCGTGATCCTATTATTGCTGCACAATTACAGTGTGACAAACATGTGGTCAAAATGATTGTCGAATCAGCTCAAATGCTATCCACAGCACATCGTATGCTCGATGGTTATGTTGAAAAACGTCCATCAAAATCAGGTAAACGTATGATCAATTATTGGGTACATCCAACACCACATAAAGAAGAACGTCTATACAAAGCTGTGCATCATGGTCATCCATCAACAGTATGGACTATGGAATCGGATCGTAATTATAAATGGCATTACGATCATTTTGTTGCTTTGCTTCACGAATATACTCATCGGTATGGTAAAGAACATGGTACATCAAAATTACAGGATATACTTACTTTGCCTCCACGTAATATCAAAAAGCGAGGCCTAACACCTTTTAAGTTAGCTATGGCTGACTATCCCGAATGCATTGCTCTTGGCGATCCAGTCGAGGCGTACCGTGCATTCTATCAAACCAAGCAATCAAGATTTAAAATGGCTTGGACAAACCGCAACGTACCTGAATGGTTCAAGGAGGTAGCATGACTAAAGACAAAACACGCGCGTCAAGAATGATGAGATCTAAAGCAGCTAGATTACGTAGAAAAGCTCGTAAGACTATGATTGAAGATCGAACACTGCGTTTGTTTGCTCGACTCCGAAGAAAAAGGAAACAAGCAGCATAAAGTTGTTTACTTTTGGTTTAAATTGTGGTAGATTAAATTATGGATATAAAATTTTCTGGATATAAAATGTCATCTAAACAGCAAGCGATCATATGCGAAGCCTGTGATCTCGTGCTTAGCCAACTCGTGTCTAAAAGATTAAAGGACTCTTTATTCTTAAATATTCATGTTGTTAAAGACTTACATGTGACACATGGTATATGGGGCGATGTAGATGTTGAAGACTGCTACGAAAAGTCACCAAAAGAATACACAATTCGAGTAAATTACTCTGGTATAAAATCCTTTATTAAAATGCTAGAAGTATTGAGTCATGAGTTAGTTCATGTGGCTCAATACGCTACTCGTAGAATGAGGATTTTATCAGAATCATTTAAAGTAGCTTATGGTAAAGAACACTTTAACAGTCATCGTATGCCATATTCTGAAAGACCATGGGAGATTGAAGCACACGAAAAAGAATACATATTATTTAGTAAAGCAGTAAATTCTTCTGATAACATACAAAAATACATAGAAAAATCTAGTTATCACTATGGGTTAGGAATGTAATGTTTGGTGAAATAGAATATAAAGTAATAGATGAAGTTAAGTTTGGTCCTGAGGATAATCCTGGCACTTGGCTTCGTTTAGAAGAGTCACCAAAAGGTAAGAGAGTCATTAGATCTTGGTCTGGTGCTGGTAGAGATAAGTATTGGAAAGTAATGTATAGATATGATGTAGACAAAAATTGGGAAAGCTGGAAAAAGATATGCCAACGTATACGCTTAGGGACATAAAAAATAATCATGAATGGGAAGTTATTTGTTCATGGGATGAGTTACAGACAACATTAGACGAACTGCCCGATGTAATTCAAGTACCATCAGCTCCAAAGATTGTAAGTGGAGTCAAAGGTTTGAACTCTCATATTCCATCAGGTTTTAAAGATGTGTTGGATAGAGTAAAAAGTGGTGCAGCAAAAGACAATAAAATTAATACACATCGATGAAAAAATCAAACTCAATGAACGTCTTACCAGACGAATTAGAATTTTTTGAACCAATAACTGATACACAAGAAGAAGTTTGGGAAGCTTGGAAAGAAGGTTACAATTTAGTTTTAACAGGATCTGCAGGTACTGGTAAAACTTTTATTGCTATATACTTAGCATTAAGAGAATTTTTATTATCATCTTCATATAGAAAAATTATTGTAGTAAGATCAGTTGTTCCTACACGTGAAATTGGCTTTTTGCCTGGAGATGAGAAAGCTAAAAAGGAATCTTATACAGTTCCATACAAAGCAATATTCAGTGAAATGTTTGGATATGATGGTGCTTGGGGTAAAATGCTTTCAGCAAACAAAGTAGATTTCGAGTCTACATCTTTTATTAGAGGAACTACATTTGATAATGCCATTGTTATAGTTGATGAAATGCAGAATTGTAATTTCCATGAACTTGACTCTATTATTACAAGAATTGGATTAGATACTAGAATTATTTTTTGTGGAGATTATTATCAATCAGATTTTAAAAAGGAAGATGAAAGAGAAGGCCTTATAAAATTTCTTACTATCTTAGAACAAATGAGGCACTTTAAGCAATTTACTTTTGGATGGGATGATATTGTTAGATCTGATTTAGTTAGAGATTACATTATGACAAAAGAAATGTTAAAAATAAGGTAAAGGACATGTTTTACGAAACTATAAAAGATAGAAAACAAGTTAGATGGTATGATCAGGAAAAAATTCCTGAAAAGTCTTTTATTGACGAATGTTTAAAGAAAACATATGAAGCTGTAGCATCTAAACAAAATTTAATGCCATACAAAGTGTGGGCAATTGGACCGGCTAATAAAGAATTAAACCAAGGTTTATATGAAATATCTCAACACTCTGGTGTAAGAGATAATTATAATTTATTGACAGCACCATATCAATTTATTTACACTGTAAGGTTAGCTGAAGGTAATGCTAAAGTTGAAAGTGACTTAGCAGGAGGACATCAACAGCCTCCAATGGATCCTAAAAAATATAAAGATAGAATTATAATTAAAAGTACTAATATAGAAGTAGGAATGCATGCTACTATATTAAGTAAGCTTTTAATTGAAAATGGATTAGATGTTGCTTACACTCTATGCTTTGAAGATTTTGAATATAATCCTGATTATTGGATAGATCGCGGGTTTGATTTTATTGATGATGAAGTACAATTTATAATGTCTGCTGGATATCCTGATCCTGAAAAATATATAGAATCGTGGGAAGATAAACCAGATTATTCTAAAGTAGTTGAGTGGATATGATAAAGATTTATGGTACTCCTTCATGTGGGTGGTGCAGGAAAGCAGTAAATGCTTGTGAACAGTATAACTTAAGATATGAATATATAAGTTTAGATACACCAGAAAAACAAGAACAATTTAAAAAAGATTTTCCAAACGCTAAAACCGTTCCACAAATTACTTGGTATGGTAATTATGTTGGTGGGTATGAAGCGTTAATGACAGAAATTGAGAATACACGTAATTACGGTGATGGACCATGATTGAACCTCCAAAATATCAAAAGGATGCTGTTCCTACTTTAAAAGGTTGGAAACATCCAAAACGTAGAGAAATTTTAGTATCTAAAAAATTTACTCAAGAAGAAATTGATGAATATTTAAATGCCCAGAAAAAGCCAAAGGCTAAGCCTAAGCCTAAGCCAAAGGTAGAAAAGCCTAAAGTAGAAGTTAAAGAAAAGCCAAAGGCTAAGCCTAAGCCGAAAATCGCTGCAGATGTTTTAATAGAATTAGAAGGTGTTAAAATATTAGCAGGTGATGGAAAAATCATTTCTAAAAAAGCATTGGTTAAACGCGCTAAAGATAGAGTTGTAAAACAACCAAAGCCAAAGCCTTTGCCACCTGAAGTTAAGGTACAAAAGCCTAAAGAAGTTCAAAAGAACCGAAAAGAATTAATTGAAAAGCAAATAGAAAAACAAAAAGAAAAACCTGAAGTTAAGGTAGACGATAGATCAGAATTTATAAAAAAACAAAAAGAAAAAGTTGAAGCTGATGCAAAAAATTATGACTATACTCATATCCTTATAAAAGGTTCT